GGCGTTGCCTTCAAATTCTAAACCATTATAGGCATTAGCTTTGCCGCCATAACGGCCGCCTTTGTTCAGCTGAGTTGGATGTGCGTCTTCATTTGCGCCTAATTTACTGCGCAAAAATTCCATAATGTCTTGATCTTCTTCATAGTATTCAGGACGTTGACGTTCGCCGCGTGGCATTTGTTCTGGACTTGGGTCCATAGACCATTTGGAAGGATCGGCTTCGTAAAAATCACGTTTGCCTTTCAAACGATCCATTTTGCCTTTAACAGGAACATTGCCTGGAATACCTTTACTTGGCATTTTTGGAGCACCACCCTTGACATGGTCAAAAGGATTTTTGCTTGGTCTTTGTGTTGGCTCGCAAGCGCATGGGCTGGAATGACACGCTGGGCAAGTACCTTCGGCCGCTATATCACCAGCACCGTCTTCCATTGCGGATGCCAAATCAGTTTCAGATACATTCTTAGCAAACTGTGCCATGTGACGCAGGTGTGCGTTTTTGCTGTGCGCTGCTTTATTAATCTTTGTCTTAGGAATTTTTTCACCTTGTGGTACGTGTAGTGCTTTGTGTAGGTCGCCTTTGTGAGCAGGATTGACTGCTTTCTGAATCCACTTTTCACCTTCTTCCATAGAACCTGACCCAGAGAAGTTCATTCCGCCTGTGCCATCTTCTTTAGCCATACGTGCTAAACCTTTTTCACGACGAGCGGCAGACATAGAAGCCATTTCTTTATCTTTAGCACTTGGTGCTGGATTATTCTTATTACGATTATAAATGTCTAATTCTGTTTTTGCTTTTTTAGTGTAACTGTCTTTAGTATCTTGACTAATTTCATTTACTTGGCTTTCCATCAAAGAACGCAAGTCAGTCTTTAATGACTCTTCAAGAGTTTTGCGAGCAGGTGTCTTGGCAGCTTCTTTAGCCTTTTGTACTGCCTCGGCGATTTGTTTTGTCTCGGCGCCAATGCCGTTTAATTTTTTGTTTAGGTCGTAAAAAAAGCTCATAATTATCCTCTGGGTTGAGCGCCGGTTGCTGGGCGTTTTGGTCTTGGTTCTGGGTGTGTCATAGGACTTTCGTCACCCTGTGGCAATTGATTGGTTGTCTTGGCTGGTGGAGTTTTGCCGCCTGCTATTTCAAAATTAGAACGATAAGCGTTCTTGAGTACTGCGTGATCAAATGGATCAGCAGAGTAATCTTTCTTCAATTCTTTTTGTTCTGCTGTGTCAGCTGGATATGGAGCAGTCAAGACTGGATTTGGTTGACTATCTAATTGTTTTTGGTAATCAGCATTGTAGTCATCGTAAACTGAATTTTGCATAATGATCTTGTTAGGGTCAAGACCAAGCAGTTGTGCGATTTGTTTAATCTGTGGCTCAATAGCTGGATAACGGAAATCAACATCGAAGCTGGTAACCTTGTCGTTCTCAAAAGCTGGAAAGTCGGCTGGTTTAGCTTGGATTGGAGTTGATCTTTGTTCGCCAATTTTAACTGGATCAAACTGCTCAAGTTTACCTTTGAGCTCGTTAAAAAAGCCCGATGGCAAATCACCAACTACTTTGATGCGGTAGTTGTATGTGCGCTCAGACTCAGCAAGATAGTCTTTAAAATTTTTCATTGTATAATTCCCTATATTATATTTATACTAATTGTCTTTTTGCTCGCGACTACCAATAAGACGCTCTAGCAAGTCATTACGGCTTAATATTTGTCCTTCGGCTGTGGGCACGTCATCAAACTTGCCTCGATTTTTAGCAGCATCTTGATCTAACTTTAATTTTTTAAGCTGTAGATCAATCATCTTTAATTTCTTGTTTAACTTGGTTGTTTTAGCAGTTAAAGCGTGTCCTAACATGGTTCCAGCTACAGCAAACAATTCAGCACTGAAACGGCTGTCTACGTTCATGCCCAAATCTGATAAATTTTGATAGCTTTCTTTGGCCAATTCTGCTAGATCATCTAGTTCTTTATCTGATGCTTCTAGGTCGCGAATAGCTGGCAATGCTTCGTCAATTTTGTCTATAGTAGCATCAATGCTGATAATAGCTGTACGTGTTTGCTCAGGGGTTAATGTTTCTGAAATAGGCTCCGGAGTAGCAGTATCATCATTTAACTGGTCAAAACCAAAAAGTTCTTCTAATTTCCTTGTCATACCTATATTTATAGGTATATTAAAAGGTTAACGCTTTTTGGAGCCTTGGCGATATATATCGTCCTCAGTAATAACTCTAAACATAAGCCCGTTGGCACGAGCCCATTTAGTAGCAGCATCCCATTTGGCGTAATTCTGTGCTACAATTTTGGCCGTTTGCTCACTCATTTTAGATTCAATTAAACTTTGTTTTTTTGGTTTGATTTCTATAAGTTCTGCTTTAAGTGTATTGTTAGGACCTTTGTAGGTAACCAAAAAGTCTGGAACATACATGGTCTGTTTGCCAGTGATAGGATTGCGATAAGGAATGCGTACTGCCTCGCTTGCCCAGTTGACTACATTGTCATTTGAATCAAGAAACATCATAAAGGTCATTTCCCATCCTGAACGATAGCGTGGCTCACCTTTGCCTACATATTTTTGACGGTTACGAACGGTGTATGTTCCTTGACGGAAGTTGGCCATGGCTTACTGCCTGATGTTATGTGCAACGTAGTAGTTGGGCGTAGTTGGCACATTAAGGCCCAACAGGGTTGCTGGGCTTTGAAATGAGTTAAGATAGTAGGCAAAAGTCAGCGTAATTTGCGGAGCAGATTCGCCTTGGATTTGCTGTAACAGAGTCATGGCTGGAATTTGACTAGCAGTTACAACACGGAAAAATACCGTAGTAAATGTTGCTGCCTGGCGGTCGGTTCCAAATACTGATTTTAGATAGGAATAGACCGCATCATACTCGTCAACCGGAACACTGGCGTTATATTGGTAAAACTGATCAAAGATTTTTACTGTTTGATCAACATTGGGATTAGCATTGTTGACAGTTGCCATTAGTAAGCGCCTCCACCATTAACAACTCCAGTACCAGGAGCAACTGTGGGTGCCTTAGGAAATATCATGCCATTGGCAGCATTGACGCCTTTGCTGACAGCATTAGGCAATGAGTACAAGGCCACATTGTAGGCCTGTTGACGAACTTCGCCATTAAGAATATTGCCAAGATTGGCATTTTTAAATGTGTTGTAGGCTGTGCCTGCTGTTTGTACAGCACCAATGACGTTTTGTAATCCACCTTGGCCTGAAGCCAGTGCCTGTAAATCACTGATGCCGCCTTCTACTGCGTCAAGTAGGCCGCCTTGACCAAATACTGATTGTGTTCCGCCTGGGCGGGTAATGCCTGATGGAATGGTATCATAGTGAGCTGGATCAGCGAAGCCAGCAACTGTGTTGCTTGGCTTGGCACCGCCAACAGAACCACTGTAGTATTTTACAGCTTCATACTCTATCTGCACGTCATTCTGCATAGTACCGCCACCTTCGTAGTAGTCGTATTGATCTGAGTTCCAACTGGAAATAATAGGATTAATTAATGTCCACTGTGCAAATTTCTTTTGATTTAAACCATAGATAGTGATGTCACGGAAAAACGCTGGTTTGCCTGAAGTGCCGCTGTTGACATTGGTGCCGTCTGAATATGATTCGCCAATAAAGCCCCAGTCCGCTGTTAATCTTGTTTGACTGTAGATATCTGAGGTGTTATAGTTGAAGCCATTGCTTAGAGTTTGTAATTGACCAATAGTTCCAGACGTAGCTGAAACATTTTGATATGGTTGGCTTGGATCTTTATAGTAATATGTATAGTAGTTGTACCACATATTACGAATTACATCTGATTGATCATCATGGAACATGATGCGACTTGGCTCGTATCGCATTTTGGTCTGTACCATGCGTTTACGATTGTACTGATTCATTACCGCTGTGTCAACTTTAAACTTTGGTAGCTCAATATTTTTGACCAGCAAACCAATGGTAGCTATTTCACCTGAACCGTATGCGGCCTGTAGTTGCGGAATCTCTGCTGTGTTGATATTGAAGAAAACATGGAATAAGAACTTAAACTTGGGAGTAAGTGCATATCCATCTGTTACAAAAGTTTTTGAGGCGTGGGTATAATCTTTTAACCCAGGAGGAGTAAATGCCCCCTGAGCAAATTCCTGTAACAGCGAGCCGCCTTGGCCAAAAAAGCCAGTGCCCATTATGATTAACCTATGCCAGCGCCAGTAGCAATGTCACCAACAGTTGGAATAAATCCAGCGTTGTAGGCGTTGGTTTCAATAGCATTGTCAAATTTAATTGTCAATGTAATTTTAGCCGCTTCGCTTGTGCTGTAATCAAAACCATTATAGTTAACATCAGCTAAGTAGCAACCTAAAATTTGCCAATTTTCTAATGTTGTTGGAGCATTTGTACCGTTACCACCGTCTAATACTTCAAACTGTGTGATAAACTTGTAGTCAATACCAGAAGCCGCAGAACTTTGCTCAACAAAGTCCAACTGTTTCTGCAGTTGTTCGCTGACCAAGCGACTTACGTTACCAGCGGCATCGTCACGGATGTCGCAAGTAATGTCGTTCCAGGTGTACTTACCAGCTACTTTGACTGTGGAGTTGTAGACTGGCAATTTGATTTCTTCAAACTGTACGTGTGGGCGATCAAACTTCATGACCTGTTTTGTTAATTCTGTTACTGGTGTACTGATACCAAAGTTTTGGAACGTCACGCGGAAGCGGAACGTTAATTTTGGCATTAACAAACCTTGTGTTGGCGCACTCTGATCATTGTTCAGAGGAACTGTCATGTTAGTTAATGATGATGTTGCCATTGTTTAATCTCCTATATACTTTATTTAGCTT